GTTTATTGTATTGGGGAGGTAACCACACCCCCCCTCTACTACTCTAGGTAAAATAAACGCTTTTGTAGGTCTTACCCTATATTTATTAGTATTAGTCCTTAGAGTATTCTTTATATATTTTTTTTATTCCATCAAAGCAAGTTGAGATACAAGAACCGCAATTAGTTCTTACACCATAATTAGTATTGTATATTGTATTATAAGTTTCAATCATTCTCTTTTTAGCTGCTTGGTTCTTTGCTCTACCTGTTTTCAAGTCTTTCCACATATCTAAAATCTCATCTACTATTTCCTGTGGTAAACTTTCAGGAGCTTCTACTTCTTTTGTCTTCTCCCATTTCTTCTGACTACATTCCATTGGAGCGAGTCTTGCCTTTATTTTCATAAAGCAACCGCAGTCTTTACAAGTTCCTGTTGGCTTGAAGTAATAGACACAACCCTTACATATTGCTATCCTGTCTTCATAGACTTCGTTAGTTACAAAGAACTTATTCATTTAGCATTTCTTTTAGCTGCACTCTTACTTTGTCTATTGTCGTGAATAAACTATTTCTGCTTATTCCTGTCTTCTTTGCTAAACTATCTAAAGTGTTTCCTTCAGAATAATATAATTCAAATATCTTCCTATCATACCAAGTAAAACTCTCTAAAGCTTCATCAATCTTTTCTAGCTTTTCCCATTGTAAATCTTGTTCTTCAATTAAAGGTAAGTTGTATATACTTTTATGGAAATTATTTTGAGCTATATTTGTGTTGTTCATATACACCCCTATTAAATTAGTATAGTACTTTTTATATTTATAATAGTAATTACTTCTAGGACTTGTTAAAGCTCGTCTTAACGCTACTGCTCCGTATCTTGTTACTCCGTCTATTCCGTCCTTATCATAAATAGCTTTAAGTGTTTCAGGATTCATTTGTAAAAAGTATATCATTAACTCTTGTACTGCGTCATTTACTTCGTTCTTATCATTAGAAAGACCATAAGCCATAGTCCTGAACTTACCTGATAGCTTTGATATTTCTAAATATATATCAGTCATTTACAACTTCCATTTTATCTATCTTGTCTGCAACCTGTTGAACTATTTCGTCTAGTATTAGTTTGTAAGACCTTATATACGCTCTATTACCTTTAGTTTCTATTCCTGCAAAGAATCCGTTAGTAGCTACTGAAACGTTTATCGGTATTATCATCATCCAATCCCAATAGTTATTTTCTTTAAGCCCTGTTCCGTAGCCGTTATGATATTCAATAATTATTTCTAACACTTCTAAGTAACCTTCGTACCTGCTTTTGGTTGATAGCTCTTTAGTAAACTCCATACACATTTCTAAATAGGCTTCAATTATTGCTCTGTGTTCTGCACTTGCGTATATCGGTTCTGTCATACGCCAAAGATATTAAAAAAATTATTCAATTCCTTTTTCTTTTTTTAACTTATTAACAAGGTATTTGTAATAACTTATCTTTTCTTCATACTCAACCCTAGAAATCTTCAATGTTGTACGAGCTAAAAATTGTAGTTCCTGAGCTTTACCTTCTCCATACTTTCCATCTAATGCTAACGAGAATTTGTACTGCTCTCCCCAAGCATAAACATTACATTTCACACATTGTACTTGACAATTCTCTTCATCAAATCTTGTAGATAAATGTTTCCTGCTTTGGAAGTGTCCGTTCTGCATACCGTCCTTATATCCTCTGACTATTCCACAAGTAAAACATTGCACCATTCCGTATTCGTTAGCTTCTCTAAGCCTAATGTAAAGACTGAACCACTTGTCTAACTCCTTTTTTAATTTACTGACTGTCTTCTTCAATTCTTATTAAATTTTTGATTAATACTTTAACGAGCATTTCTTGGTCAAAGGTACTTCCTTCTCTTACTTTTCTTCCTCCATAGTAAGAGATTCCTTTTAAGTTGTTTATTCTTTCATAGACAATAGCATTGTTAAACGCCCAAATAATAGCAACAGGTTTTCCACTACTTACCTGAAGCTGTTGAGCTCTTACTATTTTACGCATAGCAACAATAACATCTTGTCCATCTTCTATATTCTTATGAACTCCCTTTACTTCTGCAAATCCTGTTATCTTCCCCTTATCGTAAAGAACTGCGTCAATGTGAGCGTATTCCTGATGTGAACCATAAGTCAATCCAAAGTGATTACAAAACTGAGTTAAAGCTTTGTTCTGTCTTTCTCTATGTGCTTTGCGTTCAAATTTCATCTTAGAATAGTTTGTTTTGTTCAACTTTATTTTCTATTATAATACCTAACGCTTGTTGTAGTATATGTAATCCTAATTCAGAATTGACTGCGTTTCTTTCTTCTAAAGGTTTTTTACAAGCTTTATTTCCATATTTTGGCTCCATAGAACCTACATCATCTTTTGGCTGATTAATTAAAGGTATATTAAAATTAGACCATAAGTAATGTCTTCCTATCTTAGTCGGCTTTATTAAAGGTTCATAGTAACTAACTACATTTTCTACACAATACTTACCTTTATAAAAATTGTCCAAAAATATTATTTCTTCATATAACTTCATTGAAGGGTAAACAGGTCTTTTTCTTATATGCTGTGTAAAATAATTTGTTGTGCTATGTGATTGACAAGGTGGTGATGTCCATATAAAATCAAATTCTTTATAATGGTCTAAAAGATATTCGTGTGCGTCAGCTACTATTACATTGTCGTTAGGATATAATTGCCTATACTTATCAGCTATCTTTTCATTAAATTCAACTGCTGTAATTTTATGGTCATTTCCCCAAAGCTTTCTATTACCACCAATTCCTGCATATAAATTTAGTATCTTCATCTTAATAGTTTTATTGGTTCTTGATACCATAAGGTCTGTTCCTTTGGTTGCCCTAATTCGTGAACTTGATAGTAAGCGTTATCTACTAACTTCTTCTGAGCGTACACCCACTTGTAAAAGGTTCTGATATTTAAAAAGGGTTCGTCCTTTCCAAATCTTACACCCTGTCTAAAAGCGTCTTGAACTTGGTTAAAGGTCATATTTCCAAAACGCTTTTCTTGTATTAAATCTTCAGCAAATATCTTACTTAGACTTGCTAAGGTCTGAGCGTCTGACCTGTGTCCTATTTCAACTGAAGTCTTTGCAACTAAGTCTAGGACTTTTTCAGTCAGCTCTTTTAGGTTTTCTTGTTTTAGTGGTTTCATATTTAATTTCGTGTAATCCAAAGAGAATCTTTTATTAATTTTTCTTCTTCAAATAATTGCCAAAACCTATTATCAACTAATTCATCTAATTCCCACCCGTCTTCATTTTGAATTATATCAGGCATCATACCATTAACATACCATATTGATATTATATTTAAAACCTGCATTTCAGTTAATCCTAAATCTTCTATAATTTTATCATTGTATTCAAATTCTTTCATAATTTTTTTTTAATTTATAATAATTCTTTTGCTTTTTGCCATTCATTAATTTGAGCGTCTAACTTAGACATTGTTTTTGTATTTGACTTAGGTTTATCCCATTTCTTTTGATTAGTTGCCCAAGTCTTTAATCTGAGCTTTGTACTCCAAGTTTTGTTTAATTCGTATTTCATTTTTGTATTAGACTTATTAGGTTCTGTCCAATAGTCAATAAATCCATTTAAAATACTTTCATCATAATCAAAAGACAAAACCTCAAAGACAAATTCATCACGCCTATTAGATATAGTATTATTAGTTATTCTTATTTCTTTATTCTTATTAATAGTCCTTAAGTTTGTTTCTGACAAGTCCTTAAGTTTATTAACCTCTAGTTGTTCAGTTTCTTCACAACTTAAGATTCTCAATAAGTTAGCTTCATTAATCTTGAAGTATTGCTTGGCAGGTATTCCTTTACGCTTAGTTTCTATTATTTGGTACTTTTTAAGCGTTTTAAGACACTTTCTTTGCTGATATGAAGTTAGTGTAGTATCTCGCTCTATATTAGCTTCAGTATTAAAAAACCAACCATCAGTCATTCCATTGGCTATAAAGTATTCTTCTTTGCTAATTAGGTCAGCAAGCAGAATTGCACCCTTCAACCCTACCTGCTTCGCTAATTGCTTGTTTACTATTAAGAATGCTGAACTGCTTAATAAGTGTTTCATAATATTTTTGATGAATAGTTATAATTTGACATTGCAATTTTAATATTTTCTAATTGATTAGAGAAGTCAAAGTAAGAAGTTTTTATTATACACAAAGCTTGTCCACTTGTTACCTGTAGCAATACTTGCGGTTTGCTTTCCTTAACCCCATTCTTCAACAGGTGGCTCTTAAGGAAGTCTGAGTCTAAGAAAGTCTTCTTTGCTTCGCTAACATCTTTATAAGCGGTGTAAACTTTATTGAATACATTTCTATATTTTCCCCAAGTTGCGTAATTACTCTTATGCATTTTTTCGTAGTGGTAAATCAAAGACCTATCTCTATTGATAACTTTAGCTATCACAGTCTGATGTATATTTTCTTCTTTTCTTGCAATAACACTAGCAACAGTTCTAGCTACCTGTATATCTTGTTTCCTTGTCTTTTCACCTAACGAGCCTTTAGGCAACCCCAATACATTTGTAGTGAGGTCGCAAAGGACTTTAAAATTATCTTCAGTAGTCATCTTAGAAAGGTAAATCTTCTTCTGAACCTGCTACTGCTTTAGGTTGTTCGTTACTTTTCTTGGAAAAGAAGTAGCCGTCTATATTATGAAAGTATCTTCCGTTATATTCTCTTGAATAAACATTACAAAGAACTGACACATCCATTCCTATTTCTAGCTTGTTCATTGAATCCATCTTATCACCTAAGGCACTAATACAGACTTCATTGTTAAACTCTCCACCTGTATCAATTACGATAGATTGTTTCTTCCACTCTTTTCCTGATTTGCTAACTCCTGATTCAGTAGCTAACTTTTTTACTAATTTTCCTGTTACTTCCATTTTTTATTGTGCCTGTTTTTGCAGGTCTTTATTAATTATTGTTTAATTCGTGTATTTGTTATCATTTCAGAAAGTTTTTCTGATTGCTTATTTGTCATTTTGTAGTTATTCATCTTTTCATAGACTATATTACCTTTCCCTATATTGATTGCTTCTAACATTGAATTGTAAATATCTGTAGTCATTGTAAGTTTAGATTTAGCAATAGGTTCATTTACTTTATTACTATCAGCGTCTTTAGTATCATCTAATAAAAATAAATTACCTAAAGCATACTTCTTAGCGTAAGAACTACTACTACCAAAACTCTGTGCAATATCCATTCCTTTTCGTTCAGGATTAATACCTGCTTGAGCTTCTACTGATATATTAGTTTCTCCATCTGAAATTGATACTTTAGAGTTTAAAACTAAATACCCTGCAATCTCCTTTGTAGTTTCTGTAATAGTTAAATAGCAATTGTACTTCTTTAGTAATGGTTTAACAGCTTCTAAAATGTCTTCAGCACTTCTGTAATTATACTTACCAAAACTGTTAAATTGTTTCTTAGGAGCTTTTAATTCGCTTTGTATAGCTATTAAATAATCCTGCTTTTCTTCTGTTTTCATATATTTCTACCTATGTTAGTGGCTAGGATTTTTGCCTGTTTATAATTTTGTTAAAAATACTAAATTAAATTGATTATCAAAGGTGTATTGTTATTTTCTTTGTAAAGCTTTAACCATTCAGGTTTCATATCTACCTCCCATTCTCCTGAAGTTTGCCAAGCGTATTTCTTAAGCATTTCCTTAAACTTATTGTAGTTCTGTAATCTTGTAGCTACAACTACAACTGAACGGCTGTTAAATTGTAAGTCGTTATTTTTAAAGCCACCTACCTTATTTACTTGTGCAGGAATGAAGTTAGGTTTTAACAACCATTCTTCAGCTATTACTTCAGTATTGTCTATTGGCCTTCCTGTAATAAAAGATATTTTAGGTTCGCTGTAATCAACATAAGTTGAGTATTCTAAATAGTTTGCGTCTTTTATTGTCATCTTAAAATTTGTTATTAAAGTCAAGTGAATTGTAATAAGTATCTTTTACTTTTACATATAAATCTCTAACAAATTGAAAAGACAATAGATTAAGCCCTTGCTCAGTTAAAGCCGTATTGTTAGGCAATAACTCAGGTTTATTAGTTTGTACGTCTAACAAGCTTAAAATAGCTTCCTGCTTAGTGTTTGCGTCTTTTAATTTGAATTTCATTATCTTAGTCCTAAAAAAAGTTCTAAAAGCGTAATAGACGCAAGTAGTACATATAAGCAGCTATAAAGTGCTGCCATTCCGAATAGTATTTCTAATATCTTTTTCATTTTCTTTTTCTTTTTAATTAATTTAATTTTGATGGTTCAAAGATAAAACCTTTTTTTAATTAACAAAGTTTTAAACTAACTTTTTAACAGAATAGTTTAAAAATAGTTATTCCTTATCTAGTAAATGATACTAAAATAAATTTAAATAAAGATTGAAAAAGGGGTTAAAAGGGTTTAAAAATAGTGAACGAGTCTTGCTATTTGCCCTGATTCTTTGGAATGTATGAAGCCTTCTACTGCTTTTTGTACGCCACAAAAACCTTTTCTATTGTGCCAACTATCAGTTCCTGAAGGACTACGCATATACTCAACTGTTACACCTATAAAGTCTTTGCCGTCTAACCATCTATGCTTAACTTTATGATGTAAGTGATGTAAATACCAATATCTGTATTTAGTTTCCGCCCATTCTTGCGGTTTTTCGTTTGCCATTAACATAGGTAGCTTATCCATTTTAGCACCATCACCGTGTTCAAGTCCTATTAGATTAGAACCATACTTATAATACTTCCTATGTGCTACAGATATATCAAAAGTAACATCTTTAGTATTTCTGAACCAAGACTTTAAAGAGTGTGCTAAATGAAATCCGCTTTGATAATCGTGATTAGACATTGAATGTACTACATCAACAGGAGCAACTTGTCTTAGTATCTCAACACATTTAACATATAGTTTTAAAGCTACTTCAAAGTGTTGCCACCATTTACCGTCAGCGTCTTGTGGTGTTCCTGCTGTAGTTGTATTATATACATTGTCTATATGTAATACGTCATTACCTACACAAAATAATACTCTATCTATACTAAACCCCTTAGCTTTGCTAATAAGTCCTGTAACGCCTTCTAAGACTCTATTGTAAGCTATCTCAGTATTATAGTCATCACCTGTTTCTAAAGCTACTGCAAGTTTCCCTATATGTATATCAGCAGGGTTTATTACTAACAAGTGTTCACCCTTTACTCTTTTAATTTTTGGATATTTAGGGGAGTAGTTTTCAATTAGATTTTGAATATCTTCAAGTAAATCTAGCTTATCAGTTCCGTATTGTTCTTTTGTAACTATTGAAAAGCGTAATTCACCTGACATATTTTGCCAATGCTTAACGCTTACAATATCTTTTTTATCTATACCTCTATCTTTAAGGTGTAAATCTAAAGCAGTATTGCCGTTAATATTGGACAAGTCTTTCCCCCTAGATTCATTGATTAACTCAACTTCTTCAGGGGAAAGTCTTAGTCTTTTTCCTTGTTTAGACAAACTATTTCTTAGCTACGTCAGCGATTCCTTGACCTACAATAAGAACTAAGATTGCGTGATACAACTCTGTAGCTGTTGCTTCATCAACTCCTAAGAATGTTACAATAGCAGGAACTACTACTGAACTGATTGCGTACCAAAACTTCTTTGACTTTAACATCTGTCCGATAAGGTACTTTTGAAAAAACTTTTTCATAATTATTTATTTTTGATTATTAAATTAATGTTTTCGCCGCCTAAATTAAGTATTTCTTTGATAACTAAGTCCATAGCTAAGCGTGAGTTATAAACAACGTCCTGTTCACTTCCTTGTCCTACTAGAATACAACCGCTTGTATCTTTAGCTGTATTACCTATATGAAACAAGATATAATCCCTGTTTGGCACATCCTGAACTAATAAGTGTAAGTAATCCCTAGTAGCTGATTCTCTTGGTAGTCTTAACCTTACTTTGTATTGACCTGCAGGAATACAAGATATGTTTCTTTGATTATTTAACCAAGGGTTCTCTAAGGTATCACAAAACCTTTCACCATTTATAAAAAGCTCTCCTATTGTAGAATTTTCCGTAAATGTATCTCTAATGATTAAAAGATTAACGACCTTGACCTCTGTAGGCTGTTTTGAACCCTCTCCTGCCTTTACTTGCGTTTTTGGAGTGTACCCCCTTCCTTTTTCTTTTAACGCCATTATAAGTGTTATTAGTGATTTTAGCCATTTAATTATTCTCATTTCTTTTTCTACTTAATCTCCACTTGTCAATTGTATAAGCTATTGATACAACTAAAAGAAGAATCTTTAAAGCTAGTTCTAAATTGCTAAATGTTGTTACGCTTAGGACAGTTCCGTTTACTACTGCTACTTCGGACACTTCCTGTATTGTTTTTCTTATCGGCATTTAAGTACGATTTTAATTTAGTTAT